GATCTTTCCATTAACATCTACAACTGATTGGTTGAAGTTAAATCCGTTAAGGTTGAATGCCATTGTGCAAATACCCATGGATGTTAACCATACACAAACAACTGGGAACACTGCTAGGAAGAAGTGTAAAGATCTAGAGTTGTTGAAACTTGCCTATTGGAAGATAAGACGACCAAAGTAACCGTGTGCAGCTACGATGTTGTATGTCTCTTCTTCTTGTCCAAATTTGTAACCATAGTTCTGTGACTCTTCTTCTGTTGTCTCTTTGATTAGAGATGAAGTAACGAGTGAACCGTGCATTGCGGAGAATAATGCTCCACCGAACATACCAGCAACACCAGCCATGTGGAATGGGTGCATTAGAATGTTATGTTCTGCTTGGAATACAAACATGAAGTTAAATGTACCAGAGATACCTAGTGGCATTCCGTCTGAGAAAGATCCCTGACCAAATGGATAAACAAGAAACACTGCAAAAGCTGCGGATACTGGAGCTGAATAAGCTACACAGATCCAAGGTCTCATGCCTAATCGATAACTAAGTTCCCATTGCCGTCCCATGTAAGCACTAGCACCGATGAGGAAGTGGAATATAACGAGTTGATATGGTCCTCCGTTGTATAACCATTCATCGACTGTTGCTGCTTCCCAAATTGGGTAGAAGTGGAGTCCGATTGCGTTTGAGCTGGGAACGACTGCTCCTGAGATGATGTTGTTTCCATATAGTAAAGAACCTGCTACTGGTTCACGAATACCGTCGATATCGACTGGTGGTGCAGCAATGAATGCAATTATGAAACATGCTGCTGCTGTTAATAAGCAAGGGATCATTAGAACACCAAACCAACCTACATATAGTCTGTTGTTTGTGTTTGTGACCCACTCACAGAACTCAGGCCATCCTGTAAGGATGCCTCTTTGTTCTTTTCTTGAAAGAGTTGTCATTAGGACGTTAAAAATTTAATAGGGCTCAAGGGTAGAGCGATATTAATATTTCCACCAGTCCCTTTAATGGTGGATATGAGAGACGTAATTTATTCTCCCTATAGGTCTCGGTTAGGGGAGAAAATGCCTTAAGTGTTCAAACTAAAACATTCGCTATTCAGTCTAACAGTAACAACCCAGCACAATTTAATCTAAAATATTATTAACGTGCATAAATAAGGTACTGATATAATTAGTCTTAATGGGACTCTGGTTCCAGGAGTGAACACAGCTTTGTCTGTATATTTGTTTACAAATAGCAGAGCAAATAACTGAAACTTAAAATATGTTTATAGATAACGATTTTCCGAAGCTGCTTGGTGCGGAATTATACCGTCCCCATCCAGCTTACATCGTGGAAATGGCCACAGAGCCAGTCGTAGTACACGATTTTACAAAACAACCCGGTCAGACTGTACAGTTAGATAGATATAGATTCTTCGGTGCTCCAGGCACAAAGACATCTAGAGAGCGTACACAGGATCAAACAATTGGTACTGCAAACAGCAGATCAATCGTAAAAGACAAAGTTCTTGTCTCACTCCGTGAGTACACAGGACCAGCAGATCCAGCTAATACTAATCTTCCAAGTACATTCAAGATTGCTCGTGAGACCTTGATGACTGCACAGCGTTTGCTGTTAGACACAGGTAACCTCAACATGTTCCATCAATCAATTGGTTCTCTAACATTGTTAGATGACTACAGAAGATGGAGAGACAGAGTATTCCTTGATGAACTATTCAAGTCTGAATCACGTGGTCAGTCAGGTGACACACAAGGTGGCTATTACTACCCAAACAACAAGGTAAAGACAGCTGCTACAACCTTGACTGCTTATTCCGCTGCAGAATTCGCTTCTGAGCGTTATAAATTCAATGTCAAAACAGACCTTCTAGAAGTAGTTAAGGGCTTACGTAAGCGTAATGTTCCTGTTTTTGCAGATGGCTACTACCGTTGTGTAGCAGATCCTTCATTCATGAAAGATCTAAGAGCTGATGCAGGCTTCAGAGAGGTCGCTAGATACCCTGGCATGGGTCAGCCTAACCCTCTTATGGGAATGGGTGCTCCTAATGCTTCCATTTATCAGGGTGGACAGTTCGGACAAGCACAATTTGTCGCTGGTGAACCAGTTATGCCATCAGGTTTCGTATTTGAAGGTGTAAGGTTCTTCGAAACAACAAATATGCCCTCCAAAACAATTACCGTGAATACAAATGATGGTAATGGTGCCGTTTCACACGACACTCCACCAGCTATATTCTTCGGTCCACAAGCAATTGGTGTTGGTGTGGGTGGTCCTAATGCTCAGGTTCTCATTAATAACAATGATGACTTCAGCAGATTTATCATTTTGATCTGGCAGCTATACGCTGGCTTTGCAAACTTGAATAAGGACTTCATCACAGTCGCATTCACAATCGCAGACGTATAAGGAGGATAACTAAACATGGCAACATATAAATCAGAAGCCGGAGCAATATTACAGCCCGGTAATCAGATCAACCGCTTATCCTCATATAACGATGAGGGAGTCTTTGGTTGGCCAGGTGTTGAGGCATTTGAACTAATTGGTTTTAGCAAGATTACAAACAAATCTGGTACTAAAGCTAGTTTCAAATCTCTTGATATCACAATTCCTTCTCCAGATCGTCGTCCAGATGATCGTGTAAGAGATGATCGCACAAGCTTGGTTGTTCAAGCATCTAGTGATCGTCCTGCTTATATTTATGGAGCATCAGTTGCAGTCGCTCAGGATATTCCTGCAGGCGGTTTAGCAACATTCCCTGCTTCACCAGTAACAACTGACCTTCAAGGTACAAACGGAGAAATCATTCTATTAGGTCCTCTTAATGGAAGTAATCCTTTTGGTGTTCCTACTACACAGTTAACTGGTTTATCAGCAGCAAGTGCATCATTATCAATCGGTGCTAGTGGAATTGCACAAGGTACAGCTGACACAACAAACGGAAACTTACCTTTCTGGACAAGTGTTACATCAACAATCGCTCGTGCAGACGCAGCAGATTCAATGATGTACAAAGTTACAGCTGACACAACATTCAAGATATTTAACATGGATGCTATTACAGACACAACTGCTAATGGTGACGGTGTATTTATCTCTGATACAGCTTCCGACGAAGGAAAAGCTGCATACATTGTGAGCAGAGTTAACTACCTAAGACCTGCAAAAGCTGTAGGTTGGAATGACATTCAAGGTTTCATCGACTTTGCATCTCAGATAGGTGGTGGAGACGCTTAATACTTAATGTATTTATAAAGAGGCCGGGCATATGCTCGGCTTTTTTATTTGCACTAAAAGTGTGGGTTGTTATTCTATTTATATAGATAAAAATTAATCAAATGTTATACAGATACAAGCCAACAGGTGCATTACTTGAGAAGGTTTCAGTTCATGGTGATGGAATTGTCATGTGTACAGATGCACAGGATGAGGTTCATTATGTAGATGAATCAGATTTGATTCCTCAACTACAAGAAACTACAGAGAAAATTAAAACTGAAGAACGTCTAACTGCTCAACTAGCATCAGAAGGTGTTAAACCTGCAACACCTACAAAGAAAGAAATTTTCCCTGTAGACACTAGAGTTAACATCAATACTGCCAGTGCTAGACAACTTGCTGATGCGTTGCCTGGTGTAGGATTAAAGACAGCTAGGGAGATAAAAGATTTACAATCTTCCATGTTAGGCGAAAAGTTCATTAAGTTAGAACAGCTTAAAGCTATTAAGCGTATTGACTGGGATGAACTAATAAAAGATAATCTTATTCGTGTTGAATAATGCAACTTGATGAATTTATTAAATCAAAATGTAAATGGCATTTAGGATATAATCAAACATCTATACCAGCTGGTGATTTAGCTAGAATAGAAGAAGCATTAAATAATGTTCAGGATTCTTTTTGGGTTAGTAAAATAATTGAACAAGTGGGAAGATGTGATGAAGCAGAGAAAAGAACGGATATGACAGGAATCTTGAATAATAATATTACACCTGCTGGAAGACGTGAAAACATAGCTGGTGACGTGGATAGAACTATCAGTACAACTGATTATACTGACACTCTCAAAACATGGACTGGTATATACTTATATGAGACGGATCGTTTAGCTCAACATCTTTACGTACCTAATTATCGTAATCCTGAACAAGCTAGATATCGATTTAATCGTGAGGGTGCTGAATTTATACAAGCACTTCCTGGACCAGCTGATGTAGCAGTTGGAACCAGACTAATGTTTGCTACAGAACTTAGATAGCACTTACTTAATTATTATGGCTGACAAAAAAGGAAAGATGCCTCCACAGCTTCTTGAATATTTTAAAAATAAAAATAAGAAGAAAGAAGATGGTGAAGAGATGTCTGATAAAGAAAAGCGTAAAGAAGCTCTAGAAAAAGCTAGAGAAGCTAAAAAGAAAAAAGACGATAAATAGTTACGCTAAAATAAACTTAAAAGAAGGACAGTAAATTGGCATCTACCTCAACAAATAAACAACCAATGATGTTGGATAGACCAGCATCTACCAGCACTCTTGTAAGAACACAGACAGGACAACTATTTTCTACCAGTTTGTTACCTACTTCAATTGGTAATGTAACTAAGATATTTGATGTTGACCAAGCTTTAACAGATACTCAGATCAGTGGTGCATATATAGATGAAATATTTATAAGATATACAAAGGAAGTTAATAGAGTTATTGATGCTGTAACAGCAGCTTCAGCCACATATACAAGAGCTGCTGCTGTTTTGACTGTTACTTTGACTAATCATAATTTAAAAGTAGGACAGAAGTTATTCTTTGATGTACAAAGTGGTGGAGCACCTACTGAAGAAGTAGAAGTAACAGCTGTGACCGGTGCGAATACTTTTACTGCGAATAGTTCTGCTTCAGGAACCATAAGTTCCAGTAATGTAAATATTCAACAGCCTATTGATTTTGTTTTCTATCTAACTAATGTAAGTACAGTCACAGGAACTACACAGTTCTTACCTTTATTTACAGCTAGTGTTGAAGCTGTTCCAGCAGATCAAAGTTTTAGTTTAACTGAAAAATTAATACTCCCACTTATAAATTCACCAGTGCCTCATGCAGGTGGTAACTTTACAAGTGCTACAAGCACACTCGCACCTAAGATGAGAGGCTTAATGTTACCTCGTGGAGCAGGATTACATGTAGGTATTAGTGGTACAGGATCTTTAACAAATGGATTCTATGTAAATGTTCAAGGTGGTTATTACTAAATGAAACCTGTATCTGGCTATGAAGATTTAACTGCTTCGTATAAAGATCCTTGTGACAAAGTAAAAGAAACTAAACAAAAGAGCTGGTGTATGGCAAATGAACTAGCTACTAACTGGCAAAGAGGTGATTTTGGTCCTCGTATTAAATATCCTTATCCTGGTGAACCTTAAAGATGCCAAGAAGAAGATCTAGTTTTGGTACTTCTTTTGATAATTCTTTTAAAAGTTTTTCTGATTCCGTATTAAAAAAAGAAAAAACAAATCAAGGAGACTATAACGAAATACCATATCAGTTTGTTCCTATAGGTAGAGAAGATGATTATAGTGAAATAAGATTTTATGATTTTGATAGTACATGGTGTAGATGGAGACGTGGATATGAACTTTACACTATAACTCAACAATATTTAGGATCATCCGCTACAGGTAGAAACACCAGGGGAGACTTTAGAATGTTCTTTACATTCCAATTCTTTCCAGGTCTTTTTGTACCTGTAAGAATATTTACTTTTCCTAGTGCTGGTAATGAAGAAGG